TTACTTTGTTATTTCTCTGCCGCTCTTAAACCGAAACACAATCCTACCATCACACTGAACCGTAGCGGTATCGAGCAGAGTAATCCAAAGTCGCTCGTTCCATTCGGTTATCGCCAGTGGCTGCTTTTTGAGCATCGTTATAAAGGCAATCAGCTCCTTGCTCTTGCGAGCCCGTCTATACCGCTCCGCTTCGAGTGCGGTGTAATGTTCAAAAGCGGCGTTATAGCGATTTTCAATGCGTTCGGTTTCCAGTGCGTAGGCTTCCTGCGACTGGGCGACGGACGCATTCTTTTTTATATGCGCTTGCATAAGCTCGGACACGACCGCCATTTCATCCTGTTCCTGTTGCATTTCAGTATCAAGTGCCGTAGTGTCGAAGAGCGTCTGCCGGATAAGCTCACAGTCAGCAAGCACTGTGGAGCGATTTCCCATCAATTCATTGTAGGCAGTAAGGAAACGTTGTTTGATTTCGTCCTCTGTTAGTATCGGAGTTTGGCATCTGTTCTCATTTTTGAATTTTTGGTTGCACTGAAATATCACGCTTCTATATTCATCTGTGGAATGCCAGACCTTTCGGCCGTAGAAGCCGCTACAGTCTCCGCAGATTATTTTACTGTGATAAGCCTTATCGCTGTAAGCTCTGCCCAGTTCCTTGCGCCGTGCCATTTCTTCCTGCACCGTTTCAAATTCCTCCGGGGCGATGATGGCTTCGTGCGACCCCTCAACGTAGTATTGCGGCACTTCGCCGTTGTTGACACGCAGTTCTTTTGTCAAAAAATTAGAGGTAAACCGTTTTTGCAGCAGTGCATCGCCCTTATATTTCTCGTTGGTGAGGATGCTGGCAACCGTGGATGACCGCCATGTTTTCTTTCCGGCAGGGCTGAGAATGCCGTGTTCCATGAGGTAATTAGCAATGCCCTGTGTGGTTTTTCCCTCAAGGAACATCTTATAGATGAGCCGTACCGTTTCGGCTTGCTCCGGCACTACCTTGAGGTTCCCGTCCTCGCCCTTATCAAAACCGAGAAATTGCGAGTAGCCGACACTGACCTTGCCATCCGAGAAACGCTTGCGTTGTCCCCATGTGACATTCTCCGATATGGAGCGGCTTTCTTCCTGTGCCAGAGAACTCATAATGGTAAGAAGCAGCTCGCCCTTGCCATCAAAGGTGAAAATATTCTCTTTTTCAAAATAGCACTCCACACCTTTTTCCTTCAGCTTGCGGATGGTAACAAGGCTGTCAACCGTGTTTCTCGCAAATCGGCTGACTGATTTTGTGACAATAAGGTCTATCTTGCCGTCCAGCGCATCCTTGACCATCTGCTTGAAGCCGTCGCGGTGCTTGGTGTTCAGAGCCGAAATGCCCTCATCAGTGTAGACCGTGACGAACTCCCAGTCCTCACGTGACTGAATGTACTTGGTGTAATAATCGACCTGTGCCTCATAACTGGTAAACTGTTCGTCCTTATCCGTGGAAACACGGGCGTACCCGGCAGTGCGTCGCTTTGAAATGGACGCTGTCGGTAGCGCCGTGAACTTGTTTTTTGTCGCTGGTATTGTCGTTACTCTTGGCATTGCTTTTTCCTCCTTTGGATGCGTGTTCGCTCGGCAGCGGCTTGCTTCATTTCCCATGTCCAGCTTTCCCGCCGTGAGCGATCTGCCCATGTGCGATCAACTGTGCTACCATCCTTGAAAACAAAACGCAGATGATTATCTTCCGGCACCTCGATATGGTCAACCTGCGCATCGAATACTGTCGAATTGTAGGTTTCCGTCCCAAGCACCTCGGCGGACACGGCTTGTAGCGTAGCTTCGGGTATTTTTTTGCCGTGGCAGTACGCATTACCCTCGGTGAGAAAAGTGGAGCAGTTCCAGCCAACCGAGCCGTTGCAGGTGTTTCGCTTGTAGTTTTTTCCGCAGAATGGGCAGTAGATTTTACCGGTGAACTCGCTTTTTTGTGGGCGAGGTCTCCCTTTGGCAGCTTCCTTCATTCTCTGTAAAACTACCTGCGCCGCATTGAAGGTATCCTTGTCGATGATGGCGGGATGCGTTTCCTCTGCGAAGAACATCGGCAGCTCACCAGTGTTGCGGCATTTCTTTTTCTCCAGATGATTATTTCGGTAGTGCTTTTGAAGCATGGCGTTGCCCGTATATTTTTCATTGCCGACCGTTTCGCGGATTCGCTGGGCACACCATTTGCCGCCAAGCGCACCCGGCACGCCTCGACTGTTCAAATTCTTGCTAATTGCCCCGAAGGTTTCTCCAGCGATAACGCGGGCAAATATCTCACGAACAATCGGTGCAGTGGCGGTATCAATTTCAATACCGTCCTTCGAGATGCTATATCCGAACAGAAACCGCCAATTGAGCAGTTCTCCGTTTTCAAAGCCCTTGCGGACGCGCCATTTCTGATTTTCGCTTGCGGACAGGCTTTCCTCCTGTGCATAAGATGCGAGTATAGTAAGCATCAATTCACCCTCGGAGCTCATTGTGTAAATATTCTGTTCCTCGAAAAAAACATCCACCTCCAAAGCTTTCAGTTCACGGACTGTTTCCAGTAGTGTTACCGTGTTCCGAGCAAAACGGGAGATGGACTTGGTCAGTATCAAGTTCACTTTTCCGGCACAGCAGTCTGCGAGAAGATTTTGAAATCCGCTTCGACTGTCCTTTGTGCCGGTTAGTGCTTCATCAGAATAAACGCCCACATAAAGCCACCCTGCGTGGTTTTGTATTAGGCTACTGTAATAGCTGACCTGTGAGGACAGCGAGTGGAGCATCGCGTCCTTACCCGTGGAAACACGAGCATAAGCGGCGACCTTTTTTGGCTGTTCCAATCGCGGCTTCTGCGGCATTTTTCTTACTGTTTTCGGCATAATTTCACCTCCTCGCTTTACACCATGTTCGCTCTAAAAGCAACATTTATCAAGTCAATTTCGCGATATATACTGCCGATTTCAAGCCCATATTTCTCGGCTAACTTGTGCTCAATTGATACAATGTCATTCTTGCCGATGATGCCATTTTTGAGCATAATTTGTGCCTGTGTCATAGCGGACTGGTAGGCTTGGATTTTTTGAAAATCAGTCATTCCCGCCACCATCCTCGTAACGAGCAGCGATGTAGCAGCGGTGAGAACAATACTTGCGCTCGCCCTTGCGGCACATTTGCATTTCTTTACCGCAGCAGGCGCAGTTCGCCGTGTACGGCATATCAGCTTTTGGGTGCTTGTTCCACCATTTCATTCGGCAGGTATCGGAGCAGAAGCGCCGACCGCCGCGCGTACTGATATCAATAGGTTTTCCACACTCCGCACACCGAGCGGTTTCTTCCTTAGTGACAACATTTTTTTGCCTGCGACAATAAGACTTTACCGTATTTTCGGAAAGCCCAAGTTCCTGTGCAATCTTTATATATCCGATGCCACCCTGTCGCATGGTAGTGATTTTTTCTCTTTGCTCATTTGTCATGAGATTGTCCTCCAGTCCGAGAACTTCTGTCCTCACTACCCACTGGAAAAAAAGAAGCCCATCGTACAAAAAATGAGCAAAAAAATAATGCCTACCGGAGAGATAATCTCCAGTAGGCATCAATACGTATATGTTCACTCACTGTACTTGATGAAGGCATCCGTAAAGCCAGCCGCCTTAATCTTGGCAAGCATGGCGTCTGCGTTTGCCTTAACGGAATACGCTCCTACCTGCACACGGTAATATTTCTTCGGCGCAGTCGGTGTGACGAGAGCGGGGGCTTCCATTGCCGCCAGTCCAGCCTTTACGTCAGCACGAAAGGTATCCATTGACTTGCCAAGCTTCGGGAACCAATGCATGACGTCTCCGTGGTTGCTGGCAATGCCCAGTTTATAACCCTCACAGTGGCAGATGATATCCTTTTCGGTAAGGTTATACTGCTTGCAGAGATAAACGCAAAGTTCTACGGCTTCCTTATAAACAGCAGAAAAATACGAGGCAGTGGTCAGACCGTCCTCGCAGATTTCAAAGCCGATATGTGTATCGTTTGCAGAACCCCCGGCGTGCCAGCCACGATGATTCCAAGGCAGAGTCTGGTACGTTGCGATGGAGCCGTCGGCCAGCTTTCCTATAAAGCCGTGGACACAGACCTGCCGACCGTCCGGCGTGCTCTGGTTCCAGTGGTTGTTATATTGATTTTTTCCGAGCAGCCCGTCGTCCGGACCGACATAGCGTTTCAGATTCGGATTGTTCGCGCCGGTGGAATGCACCATGATGCCTTTCGGCGTAATGGTGCTGCCCGCCTTGTAGCAGGCGTTGTTGGTCAGAATGAGTTTATGCAGGTTCATGAAAAGCACCTCACAGTTCAGATTAATTGTAAGCCGCAAGCACGGCCGGGTACAGATGGTAGGTAAACTTCAGATCGCAGTAAGCGGTCGCCGACGTACCGTTACTCCCAATGCGGATGTACAGCCCGTAGCCGGCAGGTACCCTGCTTTGCCGCATGGTAATCTGAACGTGCTGAGCTTCTGCGGAGCTATCCGAACCGATAGGCGAACTCCTCGAGATGCGAGTGAATGTCTGCTCATCGTTTGAAATATAGAAGTCCAGCTCCTTTTCAGTGGTATCCGATTGTCGGCAAATAGTGACCAGGTGACAGTCGTAGGGCACCGGGATAAGCGGATTATCCTGACCACCGATTACCACGCTCCCGATGGGGAGAATCGTGTGCAGAGGACCTCTGACACTGTTAGCGCCGCCCGAGCCGATGGTATTCCCCGACAAGACATACCGCAGATGCGGCATTCGAATGAAAGGGTTGATGGTTGACACGGCGGTGGAAGTCAGAGTCAAGGCGGTGTTGGTGTCCTCGGACTTTTCCAGCAGGAACAGGCTCTCTCCTGTGGCAACGGAAACGTCACCGATGGAAAACCGCTGTTTTGTCCAGTAGCCCGTACAGGTAGGGTGCGGATTTGTTCCGCTGCCGTAGGCGATGTTTGCCGTGTCATGAACGCCGCGTATAGCTTCGGCGAGCTTTTTCACGGTATCGCTGAGATTGCTCTGAAGCAGTACCTGCACGGTATTTACCGCAGGACTGCCCAAAGCCGTTACGAACAAATAGGTCACGTTGTCCAGCACCATATTGCTGCCAGCCGAGATTCCGGTAAAGGTAATGGACGCTCTGCGGCTCGCCATGTCCGGAGCCGAGGCTGTCTCCACCGGATGCAGATGGTTGAGGATAATCCCTGTGCGGGTATACAACGTGTCGCGCATGATTTCCATCTGGTCATGCGTGGTGCCGAGCAGAGTGTAGTTATCATTTAACAGGTTGTACGTGAGATTGAGCAGCGCGTAGGTGTCATTCACATCAATTGCGGCAAGAGCTGCCAGCACCTGGTTCAGCCATTCCTGCGCGGGCGGCTCCGGCGGTTCGGCAATCCCATCCGCAAGCGCTTCCTCTACGATGGTGAGTACCCGCGCACTTTTCCCGACCACGTCCTCATAGGTGACCCTGATTTCCAACTGTCCCACGCCGACGCTTTCGGTTTCTGCCGCGCCGGGCGACAAGGTCAAAACACCATCCGAGTAGCTTGTGACCACGGGATAAGCGGTGCCGTCCGGCCGTTTGTATATGGCGGTCAACGTCTCGCCGAGATATTCGTCACCGAGCAGGCTGGAGACATCAAACTCCAGCTTGCGGAAATGGTTCTCGCCCCGCCGGCCGATAAACACCGTCGTGGCTTTTTTTAAATCAATCATGCTCCGTCACCCGGCTTTGCCGAATCGTCGCTCCTCCCGTGAAGCTGCTCCAGAGCCGCCTTGAGCTTCTCGGGAATGGGCAGTCCCAGGTGCGCCGCGTTTTCCAGCATGGACACGCCCTCGTTTGAGCAGTAGAAAAAGATGACGGCGGTACGCAGTACCTCTCCGTTGCCGATGAGATAGAGGTCCATGATGTGTGCAACACCCACCATCACGAAAATTAGCACCTTCTTGCAGATTCCCTTAAAACCGACCTCGCTGGACAACTTTTTGTCTACAATGGCGCACATGACACCGGTGATGTAGTCAACGACTACGAACACGAGCAGCGCGTAGAGAAAGCCGTCAAAGCCACCGAGAAACCACCCAAGAAAAGCACCGACAGCTGCAAAAGCCAACTGTATCCAATTCCAAATCTCTTTCATTAGAAATACCTCCATTTTATGAATTTGTGTGTAGAAAAGCGCTCTCGTATAATACGAGAGCGCTATGGCTGTATAGTGTCTAAAGCTCCAAGAACAGGTCCTGAATTTGTTGCATCACATCTGCTTTTGGTCGCACAGTTCCAATGGGCAGCCCTGTTATGGGTGGAATATTAAAAGCCGATGAAGGGTCAAAACCGTTGACCGCTGCAATGACAGGATCGAGGGCTTTTCGGAGTTCCAAGATGTGGAACGGCCAGTTTTTAACAGTGGTCTTTCCGGCAGAAATTTCTTCACTCCAAGTTGCGGGCGAAAGGTTGTAATAGCTGCGTACTGTGTTTACAGCAATTCGAAACGTCTGGATATGAATTGCCTTCACATGCGTTTCGTTCGCGGTGATCGTCTCAAATGGCGGTGGTAATACAGTAAAGGTCCGCACAACCTCAGGACTTGATGACTCGATATCACTATCAAGGCAGCGGAGGGTCACGGAATGATTCCCTGCGGTCAACGTTGTTGATTGGTACACTGTTTTTACACCATTGCCCATATAGCCGCTTACGGAAAACATCTCGGGGTTGTCGATACTGTTAATCCAAACACCCGCATCGATTTTAACTTCCACAATCTGCGTCTGACCATCCGGCTCAATGCCTGTTGTAATCATGAAACGCGGGGTGGCATTGTAACTCGAACTGCCAGACACAGGACAGACTATTACCGGGGCAGTCGGCGGGCTGTTTTTCTTTACTGTGCCGCTGACTACATAAGCAGAGACTGCATCCAATGCATCGGTTACGCTGATACGATAGCGGGTATACATTCCGGCTATCTGTGATGCGTTTGCTGTATACGTCCCCGAGGTAGCGCTTGAAACGATGGTAGTCAGAGCCTCATACGCCGACCAGTTTGTCCCGTCCGTTGAAGTTGAACGCTGAATGACATACTGCTTGATAAGGCTGGTTCCGGGTATCGTTCCGCTCCATGTCAGAGTAACAGTAGTGGCTTCGTAAATCGTAGGAGCGGCGGCAAAGGAGGTCGGCGGCGTAGGTAGTGTATTTCTGCGGACAGTGTTGCTGGAGACAGTCCAGTCTGAGTAGAAACTTTCACCAGATGCACCTCGTGTTCTTACCCGAAACTTGCGGTAATATCCACGCGTTCCTGAAGCGCTGACACTCACAATGCTGCTTGTTGCAGAAGTGTTCACCGTGGTCAGTGCTGTCCAAGCGCCCCAGCTGCTGTTATCTGCCGAGTCACTATATTGTAGCTCATAGGATGTGATGGCATTTCCTGCACCATCAGATGCACCACTCCATGAGAGGCTGACGTTTCCTTCAGCTAAAGCTGCACTTACTGAGCAGGCCGTCGGTGCCCCACAAGCTGTGATATTACAATAGATACTGTTACTGACCTTCTCTATTGAGTAGACATCAAATGTATCGATAGTCCAAATACCAAATTGGGTATATGTTCCCGGAACTCTTGATACATTAGGTTCGTAACTGCCGCCGCTGGCCGACAGTATCAGCGTGGTCAGAACGTTCCATGAACTCCATGTGCTGTTATCCGTGGATGTACGGCTGGCAATCTGGTATCCCTTTACCGGGCTGGTACCGCCTGACGCTCCGCTCCAAATCAGTGTAATGGTCTCGTCGCTATATGCTGCGGGAGATGCAACGGCCGTCGTTGCTGGCTTCGGTGCTGTATTTCTTCGGACAGAGTTCGTTGATACTTTCCATCCGGAATAATAGCTTGCTCCTGCTGCGCCGCGTGTCCGTACTTGAAATCTCCGGTAATCGCCTCTTGTGGACGGCGGCGATGTAGCCACGCTACCGCTGGTGGCCGTGGTTGAAACTGTAGTCAGCGGCATCCATGCTCCCCATGTGAAGTTATCAGAGGAATCGCTATACTGAATCTCATAGCTGGAAATCGTGTTATTGATGCCGCCAGATGCCCCGCTCCAGGAAAGAGTAATCCCGCCTTCAGAGAGTGTGGGACTGACCGAACAAGAAGTCGGTGCTCCGCAGGCTGTGGTAAGAAGCGCCGAACTTAACACTGTGTAGCTTGAATTGTCGATAACACCAGAAGAAAGGGGCAGCCTCCCATCCGAAACCACCTGAAAGCGCACGCCCTGTTCAGTGTTTCCTGTAGTGGAAGCACAGGTGACCGAAACATATCTGAGCCTCGGTGTGGTCCCATCCCAGTCGTCGCCGTCCACCGCCTTAATACGCACCTGCGAGGAAGAACCATTTACGGTCATGGTACAAAGCAGGGCATAACCACTGTGGATGAAAGAGCCTGATGAACCTAATGCAGCGGATATGGTGAAGTTGTAGGTCATCTGGCTATTGTTCGGGCGGCTCTTAGAATAGGTAATGGTGTAATGAACGGTCGGGCCTGAGCCCGCCTGCAAAGATACGCCGTTAATATCCGCCACTGTCGTTCACCTCCTTATTCATAGACAGCCGTCACAAGAGAATTTACCAGCCCGCAAAGGCTCGTATTCAGCCGGGTATCAGTGATGTTATTTGCGACTATTGATGTGGCGGCCGTTGGTATAAGCACATCTGCAATTCCGAGTTCATAGATATCGCTTGTTCTTGTCAATGCCGGAGCCACAGGCGTTGCAGCGGGGGTTCCGTCAACAACGGCAATCTGGATGCTTCGGCTGATCTGACTTAAGCGAACCACAATCCGGTCAATGCGGGGATTGCTTCCATTTGCCGTTGAGAGAGGCAAGTTTAAGGCATCAGTATTCTCATACCTATATCCGTTAATCCAGGCGCTTCCTGCTGCCACATTCACAGCCAAGCCGATTGCTGGCGACACCTGTAGGTTTGTCGCTGTCATATAAAATACTCCATTAGAGACAAGACTTCCGAAATATGCTGCAAAGTCAATTGCGTCATAGATTCTGTCTCCGTCCGAGGAGTTGAAAAATCCGCTTTTCTCCATATTCATTTCCTCCCGTTAAGCTCTCGCGTAAGAGCAAGATATCATATAAAAACCCACAGGTAGCGTGGAAGAAGCAGCGTTCGCCACCACACCGCTCGCGTTAATCGTAATCGGCATATTGGTACCACTGCCACCCACTGCAGTCGCCACAGAGCGTACAGTCGAGTATGGGTAAAAGTTTGCATTTGTTATCGTTAGAATCGTACCGCCGGAGGCGACTCCCGAAGCACCAACGTTTACCTGCATTCCTATTGAAACGACGCCCTTATTCACAAATGACATATTCATGCCTACAGTGACGCCGCTTCCAAGCGAGTATGTGAGTGAGGTGTTGGCTTCCTGTGCAACTTTCGCGGTAGTGACAGCACCATCTGCGATCCTCGTTCCTGATACCGGCGCGTTATAGACATTGCTAATACTGGCCGCAAAGGTGCTTCCACGAACTGCAGCGATTATGTCTGTTAGAGCACCAAGCGGGAAGCTTAGCCAGTTCGCCTGCCCGGACGGGTTGTTGAATACGAAAACAGAAATTACATAGAACGTCATAGTGTTACGCGATATAAAGAAGCCCATGGCCCTTTGATAACCGTTACCTGTGTTGTCCCCGCTATGCTTTACCAGAAAGACATGCCCGTCGTCACCTGGCTGGTCACTGAACTTATTGCCGCTCCATGAGGTAAAGTAAAAGGCATCCCCCGGAACCATGTTGTGCAGAGCGTATTGACCGATCGATATAGTACCTGCGCCTACGGTTATTTCAAACGCAGGAAGTTTTCCAAACAGATTGTTAATGGTATCTGCTACGTTGTCTCCCTGTATTTCCGGGTCTACTTCCGTCAAGTCACCCAGTGTTTCCTCAACAGCTCCCAAGGCTTCCGCCACTTCGGATATGCCGGTCGGGGCTGATAATGTAGTTTTGACCTCGCTCATATCAGACCGGATTCTTTGCGCTATTGTTAGCTCAGCCTTTCCGAACACTACGCTGATGCTCAGACCGTCAGCGTCATATATTTCTTCGACCTCAGTGATTCGCGTAATCATGGATACGCCCCATGCCTTGGAGATGACTTTGACGGTCTGCCCAAGGTCGAAGTCAATCTTGTAGGTCAAGTTGCCGTGGGGGTTGACCGAGGTGTCGAACGAATAGCGGATTGCCTGCTCATTCAGTTTACTCTGACCACGAAAAGTTAGAGTATTGATGTAATCTGCTCCAAAATCCTCAGCCCGTAGGTCTTTGGCATCCACGAAGATTTCGCGGCGGGTCTCCCCGGTACCGCTTGTAATGGCAACGAATGTGCGGCTTTCACCTTCACCCTCGCCGCCGATGAGTGCGGTATTGGCGTAATCCGCCGCGCTCTCTGTGTATATCTGTTCAGTTAGGTTCTCGTACTCCTTGGAGAACACCGCTTGTGAGTTAGCCCCGTTATACAGCATCACTGTAAAAACACCTGTAGCTGGAGTGAACACTGTCTTAATACCGATATCCGAAGCAACACATAGATCGGTCGCTGCATCCATCAGATTCCGATATGAAATCTGGGTACTAACGGGTATACCAAAGTTTGGGGACGAGTAGGTTATCCCGGTAATTTGCCGTGCTGTGTCGATAGGGCTGATGAGATTATTATTTATAAGCTGCTCCATACAGGCTGAAAGGTCGCCGGACAACTTCTCTGGTACCCACACAATACGACGGGATAGGAAGGAGGTGGCAAAGCGACCGCTCGCCGTGATGATTTCCTGCTCGGCCTGAGACAATTCCAGATGCTCAATGATCCCAGCCTCTTCATCATCGTTCTTCCAAAGGATGTTGCCCTCTTTTAAGAGCGCATTGTTCTCCGGTGTTGCGATGGCTTTTAGCTCAAATGAACCACACTGGGAGTAACGCCGCGTCCAGCGCAGGTACTCGAAAGACTCCACGATACCCGCAAGCTCACGATTTGGATTGTAGATATATAGTTGCATATTCACACCCCCAGAAACTGCGGCCGATAGTAAATGCTGACCTCCAGCAGTTCCATATTGACTGAAGCATCGTAGCGCAGTGTATTGAGACCTGCGGCAAGCTGGAAAAACACTGAGTCGGTGTCCAGCAGAGAGAAAGCATTTGTTACCACCGTTCCGTTGATGCTGATTACACGCTTACCGGCGAAATGGGTATATACCCGAAGTTCATCCCCAGCGCTCATTGTAGTGAGAAGACGAATGTATTCCCCGGTGTCTATATTTAATAGTTCCGGATTCGTCACTGTTCCCAGTGCTTGGAACACGATCTCGCAGCCGCAGGAAACATCGCCGATGTTGTCCACCGTGATGATCTGGCTGGGCTGGCGCATTCCAAACTCCATACCGCTTTCAGGTATCTCCAGTTCAAATACGAATAGCGGTATCCAAGATGCCAGTTCCTCACGCACTTCATCCAGCGTCTCGAAGAAGGGAGATGGGCAAAGGAGACTGACAAAAAAGTTGGGTATCCGCTGCCTGGTGGAAACGGTAAAACCCGCTTCCTCTACAACGCAGGCAATTTGTCGCTCACGGTAGATAAGCGTTCCGTTCAGCTTAGGGCTAAATATTTGAAGGAAGTGCTGTCTTCGTGAAAAGGCATCGTCAGGTGTATCTGCTACGACCGTACCCTCCAGTATGATGTTGCGCATATCCAGTGTAGAGGATATATAAAAAGCACCGTCCTGATCTGGCGCCTTGAAGGTGTTAACAGTCTGACGTATGATGCCTGTGCCGTCTATCTTAGTAAGAAAATACGGGCGGCTTTGTTTGAGCGTGATGCTTCTGCCAGCAGCATTAATATAGGTAATTTTCACAGTCAGACCCCCTTTAATATTCAAGTGCCAGCTTGCGGGAGAGGTTTTTGAACTCCCTTGCCAGTTCTTTTTCGGATAGAGCCTTCGGTGTCACCACCGAGAGATTTTGGGTGATGCTTGTACCAGCAGCGCTGCCCTGGCCGGATGAACCCTTGTAATTCAAATCGAAGTTTGTAGGTACCGCATTTTGCATATCCCTTGAAACTGCTGCCATTGCATCTTCAAAGCCCACGCCGATGCCTTCGCCCATGTTGTGACCAATTCCGGCAAACAGAGTTGAAGGGGAATTGATACCGAAGAAGTTCTTAATCTTGGATACCACATTTCCGAAGAATCCGGATATCTTATCCCATAGCCAAGCACCGGCGTCTGAAATGCCCTTCCAAAGTCCTTTAATCAGATTGCCGCCCACTTGAGCCATTGAGCTTATATAGTCGGTAAAGGCTCTGACCAATCCTGAGATGATCTGCGGTACAGCCTTGACCACTTCAACGATGATTCTGGGTAAATTTTCAATCAGAGCCACAAACAGCTGAACGCCTGCAAGAATGATCTTATCGATATTACCTACAATGGCGTTTACCAGCGAGGTTATGATCTTCGGAATTGCGGCTACAACAGTAGTAATAATCTGAGGAAGTGCCTGAATCAGCGATATCAGAAGCCGGATGCCTGCGTCAATTAGCATGGGAATCGACCCAATGACTGCATTGATAATACTGTCGATGATTTGCGGGATTGCTTCCACAACTGCCGTATCAGCGAGTCAAAATCAAAACCTCGCACCGCCTTCAGATAATCAAAAACCATAGGCGCAATCTTCAGAGCGTCCACACGCATAGCTGCCATGAAGTTATTTCCGGTCGGCTTTATCTCGTCCATTGCCCAAGGCGTCACTGCGGGGTCATAAAAGTTCTCCGCCTGATCGTGACACTTTCTGCAAAAACTCACGAGGTCGTCCGTTGCTTCATTGCCGAAGCGGTCATAAGTAAGATGATGTACATCCGTAGCTTTGTCGCCACAGACGCAGCAAATATGCCCATCCACCTCAAGCCGCTTATCGGCGATATGCCTCCAGTGCGAGCTATGGATGTATCTTTCGTACTCCGGATTTCCGGGCTTGAACTGCCACGCGTTAGACATGAGGCACCTCCTCACAGCTTTCGTTAAAATATCGTAGGCGGTAGTTTTTCCACTTCGCCCGTTTGATTTCAGCCTCCATACCGGCTGATATAACACCACCGAACACCCATACCTCCGAGCACTTGCTCATCAGGGCATTACCGAAGAACAGCCCAAGTTCCCGCTCCTTAGGGTCGTCGTCATCCAGAAACTGCGGAAACAGCAGATGCGGCGCGATAGGGATATAGCCATTGTCGACGGCATATCGGCTGTAGCCTTGCGCGGCTTTCACGTTACCTTTCACGTCACCCGAAAACGGCGAACAGATATACACGATAGGTCGGAAGGCACGAAGCGCACGTTCCTCTTTTTCAATCATTGTCATAGCTTCAAATGCGGTAGGATCGTAATAGCCCTCGCTGTTGAATTTGTTTATACTCAATGGGAACACTCCTTTCACGACGGGCTTCTTGTCCGTCTCTACTACCCACTGGAAAAAAGAAGCCCCGTCGTACAAAAATCTTCTAATCCTTTTTATAAAAATCTGTCTCGTAGCCATCAGCGCGTAGCAGTAAGCCCTTTGCCCACGGCGGAGTTCTGCCCATTTGCTCACAAACCGCTGCTAAAGACATACGCGGGTCCGCTTCAATAACAAGTTCGTCGTGTATGTGCATGACAATGGAGCAGCAGCGTAGTGTCTTCATGGCATAACAGAGAACGTCGCGGGAAGTCGCCTGAACGATATTTTCAACGAGCTTCGGACCGTAGGAATCAAGCCGCTCCCATTTCTTTGTGCCGCCGACGCCTTCGTAGGTGATGCAATGCCCACCGAACTGGTTTTCACCCATGCGCGGCTTTACATAGGCGAGCTGTCTGCCGGACGGGAGCACGATAAACAGCATCGCACTCTGGCAGTAGAACTTAATGCCATGAGTGACACAGATGCGTTTATCCCGAACTGCCTCCGTAGCAGCACGGTCAACGTCCCACCAAAACTGCACGATGTGCGGATTTGCCTGTCGCCACGCTGTTACCAGCGGCTGAAGCTCATCTTCAGTCAAGCCCATGTCCAGAGCACCCATTGCCTTGAGCGCACCAACTGAGCCGCCATAACCCAGCGCAAGTTCTGCAATTTTGCCTTTCTGCCGCAAGTGACCGTTGATGCCATGCTTCTCGACCGGCACCTTGAACATCTGCGACGCGGACGCACAATAAATGTCACCGCCGCCCTCAAATACATCCTGTCGCCATTTTTCTCCGGACAGCCATGCGATGACACGGGCTTCGATAGCGCTGAAGTCGGAAACGATAAACTTTGTACCCTCTCTCGGAATAAAAGCAGTGCGTATAAGCTGAGAGAGGGTGTCCGGCACATCCTCGTAGAGCATTTTAAGAGCATCGAAGTCGCCGACACGAACAAGGCTGCGGGCTTCAGCTAAATCCTCCAGATGGTTTTGCGGTAGGTTTTGCATCTGGATAAGCCGACCTGCCCAGCGGCCTGTGCGATTCGCGCCGTAGAATTGAAACATCCCACGAGCACGACCGTCGGCACAGACTGCGTTTTCCATCGTCTGATACTTTTTCACAGACGATTTCGCAAGCTGCTGCCTGAGAATAAGTACATCGGCGAGTACCGGCGGCGCGGTCTTGAGCAGATCCTCGACTACCTTTTTGCCGAGTGTTTCGGTCTCCATGCCGTTGTCGGCAAGCCACTGCTTCATCTGCTGTACAGAGTTAGGATTATCGAGCTCGGTAATGTGCTTCATAGCAGCAGTGAGCTCGGAGCGGGAGCGACCGTCTATTTCGATGGCTTCCTGTACCAGCGCTATATCCAGCGCAACACCTCGGTCGTTTATCTCTTGGTCGAGGTGATATTCGTCCCATATGGACTCCGGCACTGGAAACTTGATAAGCCGCGCCTGTATCGACATTTCTGCCTCCACATCGCGGATGTTATATTTTTTGAACGCCGACCACTTGTCCGGAGCGTGATACGTATAATTTCGGGTGCGTTCACCGTTAACTTTTGTCGGTGTACATGGCTGACAGAAGTATTTGATGAGGTCTTTGCCTTCCGTGAGCTTCTGTTTATCCAGTTTGAGCACCGCCCCGACGCCCTCAAGCGAAAGCGGCAAGCCCATCGTCGCCGCCCAGATCATAGAGCAGTGCCAGGAGACCGGGTCAATGTACTCACCAGTCGGCAGCCCAATAAATCGAGAGAGGCAGACTCTCTCGAAGCTGGCATTGAACGCCCACTTTGTTACGGTTTCGTCGGTTAGGGCCGTAATAATGTCGGCAGGGATTTTGTCGCCGCAGGCAAGGTCAATAACCTGTGCAGCACCGCCGTCCACCGAGTAGCCGAACAGTAATATTTCAAAATCCGGCGCTTCGACATAGCGGTAAACGCCTGACTTGGCAAGGCTCGCACTGGAAAATGTCTCAATATCTATACTGAGTGATTTCATTTTGTCCTCCTATACGGATAGGGCGGCATTGAACAAGTCGCCGCCGCCCTGAATCCTTTTAGTTGTTGTCCTGCTACTTGACGGCTTTTTTCGCTTTATGTGTTTTGACCTTTTTGCAGATGTAGGCAACTAACTGGTAAATCCAGTATCCAAAAGACCAGCTCATCAAGCCGACAAGTGCTCCGAAAGCTCCGCATACAACAAAGTGCTTTGCAAATTCGTAGAATTCCATATCAGCACCTCATCAGTTCAAGAACTCGTCGTCATCGTCGGTGGCGAAGTCGGACTCAGCACTTACCTTACCACCGAGAGGCTCACCGTCGCGCACCTTCTGCAGGTTGTTGAGACCGCAGGCGATGCCCTTATTTCCATTGCTGTTAAAGGCATAGAAGCTGATGCTGGCTCTGCCATACACGCCGGAATACACCTCGGAGCGGGTCAGGATAGGATTGCGGTCTGCGTCAACAATACCGGGTGCCGTAGCAGAGTTGGCATTGATGAAGTAGCTATCCGCATACGCTTCGTCGTCCGGACGCTCGGTGTCACCATCACGAAGGGGTGTCTTAAGTGCAGCCATTGGGGGGACAGACTTGCCGTTGCCCTTGAGCTTGGACTCACCTTCATGGTAGGCAGCTTCAATTGCAGCCTTGACCTTCGCGACCGTCTTGGTATCGGACTTCGGGATGATGAGGCTGACCGAGAACTTCGGAGTGCCACCGTTGATAGACTTTGCCTCCCAGACGTTGGCGTAAGACCAGCGGGTGTCAGGACCAGTGATAACCTTCATCGGGTTGTTTACCTTGTTTGTGTTGTTATTCATAATCATTTTCCTCCATAAAATCATTTTTGGCTGTGTTCATCGCCGGACGTTTATCGCTCTCCGGGACGAGTGTGGGTTTACCCTGCGGTTTTTCGATATACGCCGCGAGGAGTTCTTCAAAGCGGGATTTACCGAGCAACTTCTGCATGGCGGTGACGCCGAGCACCTTGCGCTCGTAAGGGTCAAAGCCAGCGTAGGTGACAGCACCGGCGACCGCTGTTTCGTTTGTGTATTTGCGGTTGGAGCGACCTTCCGGCTGCGTTTTCCATCGGCGCATCGAGCGAGATGGTGTTTCCAGCTGCACGATATTCGCAGGTGGCGCAGTCGCCGTCGCATATCCAGAGCTTGGACTTGGGACATACGCACTGACCGTTCTTTTGCGCTTCCTTCTGTAAGCGCCAGATGGGGCGGTAATACTCGCGGTAGACCTCTTCGGTTACGGGCACCCACTGTTTGGTGTTGCGGATGTAAATTTTGCGTTGATTGTCCTGATTGTTGTATTGCATAATATTGACTCCTTTGAATTTCAAGATTTTGAAATCCGCCGGAGTCGCAAAATCCGCCATAAACAGAAAAAGACGACAGAAGGCATACTTATCCCAATGGGATGTTCTGCCCGCTCTGTCGTCTTGCGCTCTGGCGGATAACAATTATTTAGTTAAACTGCGATTGGTATTGCTATGGGAACATTCTCAATTTTCAATGTCCCGTCGGGGTTTGCTGTTATACGGGTAAGACAGCCTTTTTGCACGATTTCGATGACGCGTTTGTCCAGACTAACATCACAGATGCGCTTACCGTTCAGATTACGAACTTCTTCGATAAATCACCCCTCCTCTATTATTTGAACTCATGCGCATCACCTCACTCAAATAGAATTACCGATAGGTTCAACACGGGGCAAAAAAATATGCGCCGTTAACGTCTGGGCTACTGCTCGTTACGACGCATAGTTGAACTTATAGGTTCAACTATATTATAGTCAGCTACAACAGGCTTGTCAAGAGTAAATTGAACCTATAAGAAAATATATTAGAAAACATATTGCTATTAGGTTCAACTCGTGATATAATACACTTGAAACCAAAGAAGAGGTGAGAAATATGACTTTAGGTGAATTCATTAAAAATAGAAGAACAGAGCTCGGAATGAGCCGTAATGCATTAGGAACAAAGGCAAATATAAGCCACACTGAAATCTATCGCATAGAGACCAACGAACGGAAGCAGCCTTCATTGAAAGTATTGTGCCAACTGGCAGAAGCACTTTCATTGCCACAGGAAGAACTGTTGAAGGTCTCTGGATATGCTCCCTCTGACGATACACCAGTAGTCGAGCGTGTCTTCCCTGGTCTTCGGACTTCAAAGCAGAGAGAAACCGTTGAGAGAATCGCTGATGGCCTTTCCCGCAACGCCGATCTTAAAGACGAGGATTTAGATGACTTGTATCGTCAGGTGGAGGTATTCATTGAAGTTACAAAGAGAAAGCAAGATACCAAATAAGCCGCGATTTAACTTCGTCACAGAAAAGGCTTATGACTTTCTCCTTGAGTATGGATACAACTGCTTTCCGATTTCTCCGTTCAAGGTGCTGGGGGACTTATCAGATTATGTTGTGTGTTTGCCGTGGTCGGAGGCAAAAAAGACGCTGAAAGCCTCCGATCCGTTCCATCTCAGAGAGACAAAAGCTGAAGCAAGAACAATTCGTCCGAGAGCGGACGGGAAGTATTATATCGTATATGACGATGTTGAAGTGAACAGTGATGCTCGCATTGCGTGGACTATCATGCACGAGATTGGGCACATAGTTTTAGGGCACCTTACTGATTTTGGAGAGACCGCACTTGACCGAGGAGGCCTTACCAAAGAGAAGTACGGTGTTCTTGAAGTAGAAGCTCATTATTTTGCGGCAGAATTTATGATGCCGACAGCATTATTGAAATTCTTCCCTGATATTACTATCGAGGAAATTGAGCTTCTGTTTGGCGTTTCGGAAGAAGCCGCTCAAAAAAAGTACAAGCGTGTGTTTAACGCATCGTATATGCCGTACTCCTCGTATGACGAGCTGCTCATTCGAAACTTTTATAGCTTCCTGCAGAACGACATTGACGGGACAATTTATAAGAATATATATGGAACATGGGGCATGGCATACAAGGCAAAGTACATTCCGTTCTGCCGGAAGTGCCCTGAGTGCTATACATATATTTCTGATAGAAGTGCCGTTTACTGCCCGCAGTGTGGAGCCGAAATAGACAAGAAAAAAGTCTATTCAAAAATGTTTGAGCGTCTGAGCGAACAGCAGAAGTTCGCTAAACTGCCCGGTTTTTCTCACCCCTCACTTCCATATACCGAAGTTGAGCTTGCAGACAGCAAAAAGGTACAACGAGTAAAATTCTGTCCTAATTGCCTGAGTCACGATATCGGCAGTGACGCAACCTTCTGTAAAATCTGCGGAAGCCCGCTCTACAATGTATGCCGTGGGTGCGGTAAGCCGCTGGAGGTTAACGAGCGTTTCTGCCCAGAGTGTGGTGCTGAATCCGCTTTTCACGAATTGTACGCGGCAGCAGAAAAACGCCTGTATGATATAAAGGACTGCTCTACCCAGTCTAAGTTTTCGCAAGACTGGTTTGCGTATCCATATTGGGCGTATGTAAAAATGAGACTCAGTTCAAATGGTGGGAAAGTAAACGACGATCTTGTAACCGCTTTGCTCTATAGCATGGCTTACGTTAATGACGATGACACATTCATTGTGTATGCGGACTCTTTGTCCGCTGCCGCAGTGATTTATGATAACCGGCAAGCCATCCTTGATTTTGTGAGGAGGGCTGACAATGTGGATTATGCACGCTTGGAGGTGTACTTATTTCAATGATATACAATGATGGCTTTTCTATGGACGAAAACCTTCGAGTTACCCAGTGCCCTAAGTGCGGGAATGAGCAGTTCAGCGAAGATGCGGAATTCTGTCGTATTTGCGGCGCATCATTATATAATTATTGTGAGGGTGAGGACATCTTTGACTATAACGGAAATTTTGACCACACCGAAACTCATAAGAATCACGGAAATGCCAGATTCTGCGAAAAGTGCGGAAAACCGACGATTTTCTTCAATCAGAAGTTCCTGTTCCCATATGATGAGGTAAGAGAAGAATATGTCGAGCGCTTTCTAAAATCAAACCCCATGGCTATATCGGGAAATACCGTTATGGTACTTGCGGGGAGCGACGAAGAAGACGATCTGCCATTTTAGAAAAGAAAGGGTGAGTATGTATGGCAAAGAAAAATGATGATTTCTTTGTAGAAAAGAAAGCGTGGTCTGTCGTAAAGGACGAGCTGCTTGGCTGCTACTTCAAGCCGTATGTTTCAAAAATCCTCCATACATACAAGCCGCTCGTGTATGTGGACTGCTTTGCCGGAAAAGGCAAGTTTGATGATGGCAATCAAGGATCTCCGCTTATAGCCCTTGATGTCATATGTCAGTGCCAAGCCAACACAACTGCCACCGGCACAAGTATTGAAGCGACATTTATTGATTTGAACTATGCAGCAGATTTGCAGGAAAACCTAAAGGATTATCCGTGGGTCAAAATCGTTTCTGGTAAATACGAGGATAATATCCGTAGTATCTTGAAAAACAAGAGCGGTTGCAATGTGTTCCTGTACATCGACCCGTATGGAATAAAAGCACTTCAATGCACACTATTCGATGACTTTGCAAAAGGTAGATTGAATTCTATAGAGCTGCTTATAAATATGAACTCCTTCGGTTTTATCCGTGAAGCGTGTCATGCGATGGGTACAACCTTTGATGATAAAGAAATATTCGACGACCTCGTAGAATACGAACCGACAAAAATGGACGCCTCCGATAAATCAATCAAAGAGCTCAATGAAATAGCTGGTGGCGACTATTGGCAACCGATTATCGCTTCTTACAAAAAGCACGAAATTAACGGGTACGATGCGGAATCGCAATTCGCAGAGCAATACTGTATGCGGCTCATGCAGAGCTACACCTACGTTCTTAATATGCCTTTGCGCATCAAACGGAATCAGCGCCCTAAATATAGACTGATATATGCCACTAACCACCGTGACGGATGCCTTTTGATGGTCGACAATATTTGCAGCCGGTGGCAAGCACTACAGGAAATACAGTCTGGCGGGCAGCTTCAGCTATGGGATGAAAATTACGACAATCAGGTAGTCGACGATGACGATATAGAGAAAAAAACTATAGAGCATTTCTCTCAATGTGAAAATTGGACATCACTTTACGAGGCGTTAGCAGTGTTCTTTATGAAGCACGGTCCGATATGTTCAACCGGAGTGGTTAAAAATATTCTTAAAAAGCTCGAACAAGAGGGGTGCTTATGCGTTTTGCGCAATCCAGATATGACAGCCAAGGGTAAGCCAACAGCCTTCATGTCTGAGGAAAAAGGAAAAACGGTATCCGTGAGGTGGCGTCTATGAAAAGAGAAGGACAGGCGACACAGCAGTTTGGTGGTAATTGGACAGAAGAAAAACTGAACATCTTTACGGGTTATCTGACAGCGTACCTCACTGCACTTCAAAACCAGAAGTTTGGCAAGATTTACATTGATGCGTTTGCCGGAACAGGTGAAATTGTTACGCGCGATGGTGAACAACATCTTGTTGGCTCCGCAAAAAGAGCGCTATCAGCAGATTTGGCATTTGACCATTATTATTTCATTGAGCAAGACAAGAAAAAGGTGTCTGAACTTCGAACGGTTGTTGATACTGGTTTTTCACAACTTTCCAGTAGTGTTACTGTTTTATGCGGTGATGCAAATGAGCGATTATCCGAAATAATAGCGCAGGTAGACTGGCGTTATAATAGGGGCTTATTGTTCTTAGACCCGTGTGCTACCGAAGTGAATTGGTCTACTCTTGAGATGATAGCGCAGACAAAGTCTATTGATATGTGGTACTTATTCCCATTTTCGGCGCTTAATCGAATGTTGACAAAAGACGGGAATATGGACCATACATGGGCAAATTGTATAGACAGGCTTCTTGGGAACAGCGGCTGGAGGGCAGAGTTCTATAAAAAAGACCCTCAAATCTCTCTTTTCGATTTGTCTCCAGAAAATGATGACGGCAATCGGTTGTTAAAAGACGCAAATTCCGAGCACATCAAGGAATACATATTAAGCCGTCTTCAGTCGATTTTCCCATGTGTCTCAAAACATCCACGAATATTTAAAAACAGTAATAATTCGCCGCTGTTTCTTTTCTGTTTTGCAATTTCCAACGATAGCGGAAAAGCGCAGGGTCTTGCTATGAAAATAGCTGAACACATATTGAAACCAAAAACTAATTGAAGGCGGTACTGTCATGAAAAGCATAACTCGAAAAACCATGCTCTATAAAACGGGAGTGGAGTATGGTGATTATACAATGAACCACGTGCAGGGCTGCGCTCATGGCTGCAAGTTTCCGTGTTACGCATACATGATGAAGAAGCGCTTCGGCGAAATAAAGGGATATGAAGATTGGCTTGAGCCCCGACTCGTTTCCAATACTCTTGAGTTGCTCGATAAAGAAATCCCGCGCTTGAAAAACAAAATACACTCGGTCGAGCTCTGTTTCACCACTGACCCGTTTATGTGTGGCTATCCCGAAATAGCTGAAATGAGCATTGCCGCCATTAGAAAGCTCAACGCTGCCGGAATTAAATGCAGTATACTAACAAAAGGCATTCTACCAATTGAACTGGCGGAGCTTTCACACGACAACGAATATGGCATCACACTTGTATCGCTCGATGAAGGCTTCCGAGCAAGAATGGAGCCGGGCGCTGCCGCATATGCTAACCGCCTTGCCGCATTGAGAGCACTACACGACGCTGGTTGCAACACGTGGATTAGCATAGAACCGTACCCGACACCAAATCTCGTGGTGCAGGATATTAATGATCTTCTTGCTGCGGTTTCCTTTGCCGATAAAATAATTTTTGGTCGCACCAACTACAGCAAAGCAGTCACCGCCTATACAAAGCATAAGGCGTTTTATAACGAACAAGCGCAGACTGTGATCGACTTTTGCATCGATCATGGAATTGCGTACCATATAAAAGAAGGTACAATTACAGAATAACGCTTACAGCTAACAAGAAAAACCTGCCGAATACACATCGGCAGGCTGTATCTCTCTTGTTCGCTATGGTTTTCTGGTTTGTTGAGGAGGACAAGCATGGAATGGACAAAAGAAGCAGTCACCCAAAGAATAGGTGACATAAGTAAAAAAGGCTTTATCGCTATACCCGACGGAATGTTTAGAAATGACGATGGGATTGTTGGTCAAGTTTTGGAGCGGGAATTTAATGTTGATGAGAACAACCTTCACATTGCAGACCTTGGTACATACGAATTAAAAGGAATGCGGGTAAAAAAAGGGAAAAGCAACAAGCTCACGCTATTTCACCAGACTTCTACATCTGGCATGTCACCGCTTCAGCTCTTTGAGCGTTTTTGTTATGAAAAGCCCTCCAATCGTGATGGCAGCTTGAAACGAAAGCTATTCACAACGATAAAGGGTAACCGTGAAAACAACCTTGGATTCATTTTGAAAGCCCATAACGAGTATAGCGTTGATTTGTTTTACCACGATGAATATCTTGCAACATGGGATCTTGCCAGTGGCGAGAACAAAATTCATCAAGTGTTGCTTGCACTTGCGGAAACAAGAGGTATTGCAAATTCAAAAGATGAGGAATTCCATTATATTAGGGCCTACATTCTTAGTGCGCCGAAAAATATTTACGAAGCAATAAGCGCTGGTGCAGTAGTAATGGAGTTTTGCATCGACCAGCCTGCTGACCGGTCGAAAGCGCCTCATGACAGAGGCCCACATATTAGAATTCCGGTAAAAAAACTCAACACTATATTTGGCAGTGTTGAACAAATTCTATGAGGAGGAATTGCAATGAGAGATGACGACTTGAATTTACTGAGAGATAAACTCGAGGAAATTAAAGGAATGGGATGGATAAGAAATCAACGTCCTGGCAATGCTGGGGGCGTTGGTAATACGTTAGAAGATTTGCTTGATGTTGCGGAAAATAATCTGCAGCTTCCTGATTTTGGAGACTGGGAGTTAAAGAGCCAACGAGCAGATACCGGTTCGCTACTTACACTTTTTCATACCGAGCCTCAACCCCGTTCAGCGAAAATTGTACCTCAAATTTTACTCTTGAAATACGGATGGCCACATCAAGAAGCGGGGACAACATACCCCTCTAATGAACGCAGTTTCCGTCAAACTATTAATGCCACGGCATGTAGTGATAGAGGATTTCGTGTTAATGTGGACTATGACAGTCGCACGGTTTTCGTTAATTTCAACTATTCCCGCATCGATGACCGCCATGATGAGTGGCGCGCTGGCGTAAAAAGCAGAATAGGCACAGGAGATATCCACCCCAATCCGTTCTGGTCTTTCCGCGATATTGAAGAAAAACTATCGTCGAAACTAAATAACCTGATGTATGTACGTGCTGACAGAAAGACAGTCGGTGGAGAAGAATTCTTCAAATACAATCAGATTGAAGCCTATGTAGATCCAACGCTCGACCGCTTTTTATCTTTGATGGAGGATGGCGTTATATACGTGGATTTCGATGCGCGTACAGGCCACAACCACGGAACAAAGTTCAGGATTCGCCCTTCGAGCAAGACAGACCTTTACCAACAACACATTATCGTATAACAAAAATGGTGAGTTCAATCACACAGAATGAACCCACCATTACTTTTTTATTTCTTTCGTGTACCTTTCGGCGCCGGAGGAATTGTGAAATCAAGAATATATTCAAAAGTCGTGCCCATTGTTATGTAGCTGCTTGGCCAACCGAATATTCCAATTTTATTCACAAGATTTCTCCTATCCCAAATGATAGTGTTCCTGAATTCATAACCGGCAGCTCTCATGGCGTTTACTATGTTGATGTGCAACGGTACGCGCTTGCTGTCTATCCATGCGTCAGTTATGTTTATCAAAATGTGAGCTTTTTCTTCAAAAACAGGCATCATTTCAATGAATATTTCAGAGATAGCCTTTTCAAAGTCATCAGCAGAAAGTGTTCCGAGGTCATGAGGGTCTTGGCTATATTGCTCTACTTTTCCAAACTGGTCATTTTCTCGCAAATCGCCTCGTCTACTTTTGTTCTTACGTTCTCGATTGAGAATATTTGCATATGGAGGAGACATAAATGCCAATTTGACTGTATGCGGCGCGATGCGATTAACTATATTTCGTGCATCGTCACAAACAGCCAACTGCTTACAATGACAGTCCGCCGGAGGAGTAGCCACCCGTGAGTTTGCCAAATCAACATATTCTTGCTTTAAGTCGAAACCGACGGCGTTTCTGTCCAAATCTTGAGCTGCGAGTAGCGTTGTTCCAGACCCGACAAAAGGGTCTATCACAAGCTCGCCCTTGTGTGTAAACTGCTCAATGACTCGCTTAGCTAAAGCAATCGGGAAAACAGCGGGGTGTACATTTTTATCCCTTATATCACGTGGTTCGTACATAAACTGCCAGACACCAATCTGGTTTTTCATCCAATCACGAGCTTCGATGCAAGATAAATATCCTTTGTGACAATCGCAAAGCCTTGTGTTACTAATATCAATAAAGTCACTCATGCTCTGCCCTCAATACATTCCGCGAAGCGTTCCTTAGCAAAGCTAAAGAAATCCGCGTTAATTTCGAACCCTACGCAATTTCGTCCAAGCCGTTCGCTCACAATCCATGTGGTTCCAGTGCCAAGAAACGGGTCAAGCACATATCCATCTGCTGGGCTCCCGCAAAGTACAATTTGTTCAATGAGCTTTTCAGGGAAAGTTGCCGTATGGTTCCCATTGAGTGGTTGCGTGTTTATCGCCCAAATATCACCGGGGTTTTTCATTTTTCCGTTTGCACCAAGAACTTTGACAGCATCCAAGTCAAAGAAGTATTTCTTTTGCAGGACAAAATGGAAAACGTGCTCATACATATTATTGAAACGATCCGTTACACTTGCTGGAATTCGATTTGGCTTATGCCATATAATATCGTCACGTAAGAGCCACCCGTGCTCCTGCATTTCAATTGCAAATCTTGCAGGTATCAGTAAAAGCTGCTTATTCTGATATAAGCGGCCATTCTGTTTGATTTTCGGCTGAAGAGGCTTCGTCGTGAAATACTTCTCTTTGCGGTCTTTCTGAACCTGTGTAATGTCGCCATTTTCGTCAACATATTTATTCCAAGCACCCGCTCCAGACCCAAAATAGGTGTCTCCCACATTAATGAACACGTTAGCCGTAGGCTTAAGATACGGGCGGAGCGTATCAAAAAAGTCAGCGAGGCGCTTTACATATGCCTCTGGTGTTTCCTCGGAGCCGATTTCTCCATCTCCGTTATAAACACGCTTTGCCCAATACGGAGGTGATGTCACCAACAGGTCAATTGAGCCAAGCGGAATTTGTTTTATTAGTTCGAGCGTATCTCCACACGCAACAGTGTGATTCATTGTGCTTCCTCCTCAGAATCCTTGCAAATTCTTAATATCAATTGATTGTTTTCACTGTCCAGAAAAATTGAAAATTTCGTGACGCCTTTTTCAACCGCCAGGTTATTCAATATTGCTTTTGGCAAGCGCAATCGCATATCTTGCTGCAAGGTGTAGGTATCTAAATAAATGGGCTCCTTTTTCAT